CTACTGGTTGATGAGGTGTATTGGTACTCTGGTATTTACTTCTGTTGGAGCGCGATCAGATGGAATGCCGCGGCTCTCTAGAATGCAGGATTGGCAGATACCTAATTTTCCATAGGGTCATGATCGGACCTGACGGTAAAAAGCACAGAGGCTTTGAGCTTGTCGGTCCAGGTACCGATTCGAGTTGGAATTACAGACTTGATATTGCGATAAAGACCGCCGAAGAACTTGAAGCAACGCGCCGCTTCAACCTTTGAGCTGTGCCGTAGTCGTGGCTGAGCGCAATAAATGGGTTTGGGTCAGGCGCCCACCCTGACCGGTGGCGACAGCGGGTATGGGTTGTTGGTCTAAGCTTTGTCTTAGATAGCACCTGAGTATTTCGCTATGAGTAACCAATCTGAGGAGACATCGGAGGTTCGGCGAAATAGAGCTATTGGCAATGCGATCGGGCTTACGCCCATCGAGGTGGAGCACTACGTCACTTGTATCCAAAGGAAAGGCGGCAGCAACGAATACATCGTTTACTTTGGGCTAGAGACTCCAAAAGCCGTGCTTGCCAAGATTATTGGACTGCAAGACGGGCTCTTCACTCATACACGGCCAATCGATTTTGATGGGCTGCCAATAAGCAGCATTTAACTCACCTCGGTGCCAGTTTTGGCGAACTTCTCAAGCTGTCGCGACTGCTTTTCGGTAATCACGATTTCAGGTCGCGACATGGTGGCGAAGCGGACGGTGTCTTCGGCTGGCGCTCTGGCCAGGTTGATCAGTAGCGTCGAAAGCGTTTCCTGCCATTCCTCGAAGCCGTGACGCTCGCCCAAAACATTAAGGGCATCATCCAGCGACTTCGACACAATCAGCGATCGCTTCTCGGCGCCGATCCGGTCGAGCAATGCCTTCTCCTTGGCGCGCTTGTCCCTTTGAATATCCGCGTTGCTCTTGGCCATGGCCTACCTCTTCAATTCCGCTTGCCGGCAAGTCAAGCCAGCTCTGTCGTCGGCGCTGGTGCGCCCGGTTGATCATTCGTTTCATTTGGACGAGGCGAACTTGAAGCCGTTTTCTCTGGCGATCAGCTCGATGCGCTTCTGCCGGATACGAGTTTGCGTTGCTGCTGCGCTGGACGTGATGCCTGTCGCCGCCAGAGCCTTGAGCATGGGTGCGAGTTTGTCGCGCTCGGAGCGCAGGCGTTCGCTGTGGCCGCTGGCGCCGGAGAGGCTGGTCTCGCCGCTAACGCCTGATGCGATTAGCTGCACCGACCTACCAGCGCCGAAGAACTGATCCAGCTGCTGGTTCAGATTGGTGATGATCGAGTCCCGCGGGTTGGGCATTGGTACGCCGATCATTTCTGATCACCTGACAGCGAGAGCTTGATGCCGTCGGCGCGGGCTTCCAGTACCTGGGCATAGTTGATGGCTTCTTTCCACGTCCAGCGAAAGCCTTTGGTCAAGCCAGTGGAGCGCTCAACGATGTGATACGCCTTGCCCTTGGTGACGACCTGGTAGCGAATCTTTTGCACGGGCAGCTCCTGGCCGATCATGGCGTAGAACGCGGCGGTGGCGATGCTTGCACGAGCACGCAGGGCGGCAACCCCGTCGACTCGCTGTTGAAGTGATGGATGCATGGCGATTCCTCGGTGGGGTTGCGTGTATTCGTCAGCACTCGGACCTCCTGCTGGTTGCCGTTGGGCGCAGGGGAGAGTGCTGACGGATAAACGCGGGGCAAAAGAAAGGCCCGTTGGACGTTCGGGCCTTTCACAGATGCAGTGATTACGAGTGATGGTCTATTTCATGGCGGTCGCCCTCTGTGGGAGTGGAAAAACTATTCCGGTTAGGTGCAATTTGTTTCCGGTCCTACTGGATGCAGGGGGCCGCATTGCGCGGTGTGTACTCGTCCGCATCGGGGTGTGATCTGGCCGGCGCTGATCCCGGCATAACGAGTGTTTCGCGATTTGCGCGAGTTAGGGGATGGCTACCCATGTTCAGATCCGCCACTCGTTGACGTTAACTACGCATCAGCCTGCGCATTCAGATCACACACCGATGCGGCCTGGTGTTGGGGAGTACCAGGGCCTCGGGCAGTTAACGTCAGGCTGACGTGGCGCTGGTTGTCACTCTTGCGAGTTGATCCACTCGTAAATGGACTCTTCGCCAATGGCGTTCAGCAGATCGATCGGATCGATGTCGCTGCTCTTGATCCAGTCTGTCAGTTCTTTCTCGTCGAGCAGGTTGAGCGTCTTGTTGATCCCCATTGCGATGATCACTTCGTGCTCGTCCAAGCCCTTGATGCGGTCCTCGACATCGAGAGAGTCGAGTAGCTCTTCCGGCTCGACTTCGACCACCACCCTCATCTTGTTTTGTTGCCACGTTTCTGCCGAAACGCTTTCAGCGAGGAATACGACTTCCATTGCGCTTCTCCGGTTGATTTCCCGTCTGACCCTGTCGCCAAGGCCAGCCAGTGAAATCTTTCCCATTGCCGCCGGGATGGCGGGGCGCATTGCTTGCCGGGTCATTCACACGGTTAAGGCGTTTCACCATCGAGCAGCCATCCAGGTTGTTCCTGTCGTTGGCAGGCTTTCGGGCCTGTCTGCTCGCCGGTCGCCGGTAGAGGCAATGCGGTCTGTTGTTTGTTGCGCTGAGTGTTAAAGAGCGGTGCTGCTTCGCAATGGCTGTATCTCGCTGCGATGGATTCAATTTAGAAAACTAAACAACAGGAGTCAACAGTAATTTTAGTAAACTTAACAAAAAAATCAGCCGCGTACCGACGCGGAAGCGCCACGTCAAGACTTACGGTTTAGGAAACTACAGGCTATGCTGTCGCAAAACTGTATGGATATACAGTATTAAAAGGGAGAGCATGGCATGGCAAAGAAACAGGCTAAACCGGCAGTTCGTCAGGAAATTAGTGGTGTTGAGCGGCTTAGTCTGCGGGTTTCGTCGATGATCAATCACCCGATTGCTCAGGATCAGCGGTGGGTGACGATCCATCGGCTCGACACGGATGGTGAGAGGGAGTGGGACGAAGTAATGGGCGTGCTGTCTGAGGTGGATGGAATAGAAATGACGTTCAATGACGAGGATGAATCGGTCACGCTAAGATGGGAGGCGACATCTGACGACGATCATCAGGTTGAAGCGCAAGACGAATTCATGTCAGTCGAAGAACCAGCACCGTTCTGATGAACACAAAAAAAAAGCCCGCTCAGGTGGCGGGCTTCGATTGGCAGCAGGTCGACCGAAAATCAGCAGGCCGTTGTGTTCTGTGCAGGTCGATGCCTGCAAGAGGGGGAAGGAGGGCGGACATAAAAAGCCCAACGCCGTTGCGCTTCATACCGTATGTCCGGACCTCTGAATTTCCTGAAGCGTTCTGGCCTCTACCGAAAAAACTTCGGAGAAGGCCATGTACGACGATGCAAAAGCACAGGCGCTTTACGCCTGGCATGAGTTACTGACGAACCCAGAAGACCGAATGAATGCGCAGGAGCAGTACGATGAACTGCTTCGGCTCGCTGACAACTTTAAGGAAAAAGAGATTATCGGTCCTAAAGAGCGCAAGACCTTGATAGAGGTGGCAACGGTGGCCTATACGCGAGCTGTCGAAGGCTTGATCCGCGATACCTAGAGTTCATGGCCTCGGCCGCCCCGCCTCAGAAGCTGGAAGACTTCCGGGTGATGACCATCTCTTCCAAGATTTCCCGAACGAGCCTGTTGATTCCGGCCTCCCCGCGATACTGAAACCGATCGATATTGATGATTGTGAATTGATGAGACTCCGGACCGATTACGTCAACGGAGAGAGTGCCATCCGGATTAATCGCGCAGGAAATCTGACAGTTAGGCAACCTGGTTGCGAGAACCGCCTCGATTTCCACCTTGCTCATGGTGTCCATTCGCTTATCCGTAAACAAAAGGAAAGGGACCTAAATCCTAGTAGCGGGGAGCAGGATGTAAATGGTGGCCAGTTGGCACTGGTTCAATGGCGGACATCCCCAAAAGCCCGATACTTGGTCGGGCTCACAGGCCTGATGAGATCAATGGGGCACAGGGGAAAAGAGCGCTCTGGCAGACTCATCCAGTCGTCTATCAATCTCCGCCAGCTCGGCCTCTTTGATCTCTATCGCGCATTTGTAGGCGTAGGCCGTGAGCTGCAGCAGCTCAAAGTTTGAGATCTTCGCAAGATCATCTTTCAGATCGGGATGCTGGCTGAGCAGCAGTGTTCGCACCTCTTCTGCGCTTTTCGGCTTGTCCATGCGCAATTCCTCCATTGATTAACCGATTTTAGCCCACTAGAACGCGGAGGAATGGCCGCTGATCGCCAGGTTGTGAGAAGGGGAGGCTGCCAGATACGAAAAGCCCGGCGCTGGGCCGGGCTAATTAATTTAAACATATCGATACGACAGAGGGGTGCTAATGTTATCGCCATAGTCGCGTAGGTTTATGGGAGTTGGGTACTTTGTGACCTCATCCGCCAGCGCACTCAGCCGACCCCACCGCCTCGCGCCGCAATAGCAACTCTCAGCACTATCACAGCCTCAAGCAGCTTCTGCACCTGAGCCGTGACGACAGAGGCTAGATCCTCATCCCCAGCCACTTTAAGAGAGTCGACTACGTCGAGAAGTCTCTCTACCTCGACCTCGATGGCACGGATGGATTCACCTATGTGGTAATGGAGTGAGTGCGCCATCTTGATCAGTCCTCGCTCTCATCTCGCTGACGCGCCAGATCATTTAGCCTGGGTCCTGGTGATAACGCCTTTCTTCACCTCGTCCGCGTACTCGGTCAGCTTGTCCTCTGCATCCGGAAACCCTGAGGTGATCGCCAGTATTTCCCGCGCATCACTCTCAAGCCCCGCCTCGGATAGCCGTACGGCCATCTTCATCAGGTCGACACTGGACCACTTGAGTAGAGCGGCGATCTCTTTCAGGTCGTGGCGCAGCTCTTGGTTGGGCTTGGTTAGGGGCATGATTTACGCCTTCCTAGCATTCCAGATGAGCAGAACTTTGGCGTGAATCGTCACATCATCGATCCTGGCAGTCTGATTCTCATAGTGCTGATTGTCCGAGATGAGTCGGTAGTGATCCTCATCCAGGCGCATCAGTCGCTTGATATAAAGCTCTTGGTGCCAGGTCAAAACATAGATTCCCTCGCCAATGAAGTCCTTCACGCCTTTGTCGACTATCACCAGGTCTTTGTCATTGATGGTTCCCTCCATGCTCTGACCCCATCCATTGATCATCGCAAGAGCCGTTTTTGAGGTGTAGGTGATGCCTTTCTCGCGAAGAATCTCCTCACGAACTACCAAATTGCGCACTACTTCGCTGTACTCTGGCGGGACCTGTCCGTGCCCCATCGCGGCGCGAATGTCGTACTGGGGAATCAGAATCTCGTCATTGATGGGGCGTAGCGCTGCGTAGTTGCCGGGTAGGTGCTGCTGACTATTTGCAGCAGGACTATCCGCCTCAGCTGCCGCTGAAAGCATCATCTCACGGGCTTTCTCAGACAGATTCTTGCCCGCCTTGGTTGCGAGCATGTGGGCTACCAACTCTGCACTGGTTGACCCTGCCTTTGGGCCATCCATAGACGGTGCATCCCCTGGAAGTCCGGTTCCCTCAGACAGCCAATCTGGTGAGCACTCTAAGGCCTTCGCCAACGCGAGCAGGTTTTTCCCTTTGGCTCCGTTGGTGCCGGATACCCAAAAGCTAACCGTCGCTTTCGATACGCCAGTCAATTTGCTGATGTCTGTTGCGCTGAGGTTCAGCTCCCTCATGCGCCGGGTCACGCGATCTTTGAATTCCATATTTAGGATTCTAAACATTTCGCTGTTTAGATAACTTGCCTTGTATTGTTAAGAACTCTAAACTCGGCGCAGACAATGGAGACAAGCCCCATGACCTTCGACGAAGCCCTGAAACATTTCCGCACCGGCCGCGCCATCGGTGACGCGCTCAGCGTCAGCGGTAGCCGCGTTTCACAGTGCCGTGCGGCGGGCGGATTCTCGTACCCAATGCAGTGCGTTCTCGAAAAGGAGTCCGGCGGTGCACTGGTCGCCAAGCGTGCCGATGACCCGGCCCAGGTGTTGAAGCAATCCGCTTAGGCCTTGGGAAACATTTTGCAACGCGTGATGGCACGCAGCCACATAAACAAAATTGAGGTTTTACGGATGCACGACTTTCTGAAGGCCTGCGACAGCGTGGTTGACGAAGCGAACACCAAGAGCCTGGCGACGCTGATGAATATGCCTCCAGTGAGCCTTCTTCAACGTGCCAATGCGAATTACGACGGGGCCTGGTTCAACGTCAAGCACCTGTACGCATTGATGCTGCATACGAACGACATGCGTCCATTGGCCGCCCTGGCAGGTGAATTCGGTTATTCGATCGTGAAGAAGGCCGAGCCGATTCCGCTCGACATTCACGAGGCGCTTGGGCGCGCCACGCTGGAGTTTGCTGAGGTCACCGTCGAGACGCACTCGGCGATGGCTGATGGTCGCGTAGACCAGGTGGAGCGCGCCCGAATTTTGAAAGAAATCGCTCATGCCGAAGAGGCTCTGGCGCAGTTGAAGGCATCAGTAAAGGTCGCCTGAATCGCAGGCACAAAAAAGCCGGGCTGCAACCCGGCTTCTTCAAAACGTAAAACACTTGAGTGGCCATTATGAACACGATCACTTCCCCCGGCAATACCCGCCATATCGCGACACTTTTCTGTCAGTCGCAAAACGTGTCGCGACACACGATGTCGTCTCGCGAGATTGCCGAACTGACCGGCAGCACGCATGACAATGTGCTGAAAACCATCCGCGCCTACGTTGCCAAGGGTGTCGTTTCTTCAAACGACACCCCCTACGTCCACCCGCAAAATGGTCAGGTCTACCGTGAGTTCTTGCTTTCCCAGCGCGACACTCTGGTGGTGGTCTCAGGCTACAACGTCGAGTTGCGCGCCCGGATCATTGATCGGTGGCAGGAGCTGGAGGCGAGGGCGGATCAGTTCCAGATTCCGGCTACCTATGCCGAAGCGCTGCAAGCGGCTGCTGATCAGGCGAAGGAAAACCAATCGCTTCGTTTGGTGATCCTGGACCAGGCGCCGAAGGTGGCTGCCATCAAGCGCCTGGCGTCCGCCGCCGGCGCAATCTGCATCAGCGATGCCGCCAAGCAGCTGCAGGTTCCGCCATCCAAGCTTTTCCAGTGGCTGGAGAAGAATCGGTGGATCTTCCACCGCGGTGGCTCCAAGCGCTGGACCGCCTATCAACCCCGCATCACCGCCGGCTATCTCGTCCACAAGGTCACCGCACTGAAGAGTGATCCGGAGACCGGTGAGGATCGTGCTGCCTTTCAACCCCTTGTAACTCCCAAAGGCCTGGCCTACCTGGCTGAAAAGAATATCGGAGCCTCGCTGTGAGCGTTCAAGCAATGTCCTGGGCGCTCTCTCTGCCCACCGAGTCTCTGAAAGACTCAAGCGCACGTCATGTATTGCTTTGCCTGGCCAACTACGCCGGATCCAACGGCGCTGGTGCATTCCCGTCGGCGTCGACCCTGGCTCAAGACACGGGCCTTTCCGAAAGAACCGTTCGCTACAAGCTGGACGATCTGGAGAAGGTTGGCCTGATCCAGAAGGGCAACCAAGCTATCGCCGCCGTGCACATTGATCGTCATGACCGTCGACCAGTCGTTTACGACCTTCAACTATCGCGGGGTGCAAATCCTGCACCCCGTACAAAACGGGGTGCAGATGACGCAACGGGGTGCAACTCACAACAGAACGGGGTGCAGCCTAAGACAGAACGGGGTGCAGCGGTTGCACCCAATACATCAATTAACCATCAAGTAACCGAAGAGCAGCAGCAGCGCGAGATTTCCGAAGTCATCGCCGAGCAGGATCGTCAGGCCCTCTCCACCGATGACCGCCAACGCTTCGCCATGTTCGCCGAGTGGGAACTGCCGGAGAGCTGCATGGCGACCCAACTGAAAATCGCCGGCTTGCCAGCTGACTCGTTAACCGACGAGCTGGTCTCAGGGTTCAAGGGTTTCTTCGTCGCCAAGCCTTCGACTGTCGAAACCGCTGCCGGCTGGTGCTTCCGACTGGTCACTTGGGTCAAGCGTGAGCGAGTCAACGCCGCCGGCACTACATCGTCCGCAGCTTCGGACGACTTTGACGATGAAAACACCGAATGGATGAATGGGGGTTCGAAATGAGAGCGGTTTCTACGGTAGCGGCTCAGGCCATGACCAAGGTTCGCCACGGCGAATTCATCGAAGCAGCTACTGAGGTTTCGGCCCAGGCCCGGCAGGATCAGGCCCATGCAACCGGCAAGGTGATCAACCAGCTTTTCCGTCAGTTACGCTCGATCCGCACCGCATGGCGTCAAGCGTGGCCAGACAAGAAGTCCTACATGGAATCGAAAGCCATCTGGTTGCAGGCGTTCGTCGAGAACGGCATTTGCACTCAGGAGCAGATCGATATCGGCCTGATCCGCTGCCGTGCCGAGCCTTCCGATTTCATTCCGAGCGTGGGCAAATTCATCCAGGGGTGTGTGCCTACTCCGGAGATGATCGGCCTGCCCACCGTCGACTCAGCGTTCGATCAGGCAATGCGCAACTGCCACCCAGCGATGCGAGCCATAGCCAAGTGGTTTCATCCAGCGGTGTACCACGCTACCGCAGCGGCCGGGTTTCACAGCCTGCCGTTGCTCAGTCGCGAACTGGCATTGATCAGCTTCGAGAAACGTTACGCGGAGCAGGTCCGCAAGGTCTGGATGGGCGAGCAGCTTCAGCCGGTACCGGTAGCGGAGTTGCCAGCGCCGGTAGCTGTGCGGACTCCCAAGGTCGGAAACCAGGCGCTGGCCGAGCTGCGTGCCATGCGTTCGCGAGGTGCTGCTCGTGCCTAACCCAAATCTCGCACCCACCGACCCGTCCGAGTACCGCTACGCCGTGCATTGCTGCGCCTACAAGTGGGATCTCACCGATAAACCAGATCGCGCTGTAGCGCTATTCGAACATCGCTCGGCCGCCGAGAAGTTCGGAAGCCTGATGTGGCCGAGCACTTTCGAAGTAATCGACATCACCACAGGAGAGAAGGCATGAACGACATGCTGCTTCATCTGTACATCGCTTTCATGACGGTCGTCGCCGTCGGCCTTTGGTGGGGCATCCGCCGTCTCGAGCGCCGTGCCCGAATCGCGCGGGGTAATCGCGAATGACGCCCGTCGCCATGAAGCAGTTCAAGCAGAAGCCGACCCGCGCCAAGCCAGTCGACCGTGAGGGGCTGGAGCAAGCGGCCTTGATGGCTGAGCTTCGTGCCCGCATGCCCGAGGTTGCTGACCTGATCTACCACGTCCCGAACGGTGGCCATCGCGTCAAGGCCGTTGCCGCGAAGTTGAAGGCCCAAGGCGTAAAGGCCGGCATCCCCGACCTGGTCCTGCCGATGGCTCGCGGCGGATTCTTCGGCCTGTACATCGAGTTCAAGGCCACGCCACCGAACGATGCCGCGATTTCCTCCAGCCAGCATGAACGGATTCGCAAGCTCAATGCCCAGGGGTATCTGGCGGTGGTGTGCCGCGGGCACTTCGACACGATGGAGCAGATCCGCGCCTACCTTCGGCTCGCTCCTACAGTGGTGGCCGCATGACCAGCGCCGCCGTGAAGATGTCCGACGCCGAAATCAAACGGCAGGCTGCCGGCGATGTCCGGGATCTGCGCGACATCGAGAATCGCGGCCTGTACCTGCGCTTCACCCGGGCTCGCGAACGGGCGTCCTGGTATCTGGTGGTGAAGGGCGAGTGGAAGCGAATAGGCGCTTTCCCGGACCTAAACACCAAGCAGGTGGTCGCTGCGCTGCCGGCCATCCGCCTGCGGCTGGAAGCCGGGGCCGGCGCAAACCTGTCGAAGTGGGCCACTATCGGCGAGCTGCTGACCTGGTACGCAGAGCGCATGTCCCGCGACCGCAACCTCTCCAGCAAGCGCAAGAAGACCGGCGCCTCTGCAATCAAGTGTCACCTGATGCCGCGCCTGGGTGGCCTGCCACTGACCGGCATCGACAAGGCGACACTCGATAGCCAGCTTATGTGGCCGCTGCAGGAAAGCATTTCCATCGACTACGTGCGCTCGGTGTTCCAACTGTTGGCCCTGGCGTTCCGGCAGGCGTTCAAGCTGGGGTTGATCTCGGCCAACCCGATGGCGGCCATCAAATTCAACGACTTCTCGAAAGCCAAGGTCGGGATCAAGCCGTCGCGCCTTCGTGGGGTACAGCTGTCGGGTCTGCTGGAACAACTGGCCGCCGTCATCGTGGCTGCGCCGCTGGATGCCATGCTCGCCCTGATGATGCTCTGCCACGGCACGCGCATCGGCGAAACCCGGCAGGCCCGCTGGTCGCACATCAGCCTGGCCGAACGTGAGTGGTTCATTCCGGCCGAACACACCAAGACTGGTGTCGAGCATCGCCTACCATTGACCGAGCAGGTGTGCGCGCTGCTGATGAGCTACCGCGACGGTCAATACGCCAAGGGCTACGACGGCCAGTTCCTGTTCCCGGCGCGCAACGGCAAGGCCCTGAGCGAAGGACAGGCCAGCGCCGTGTTTGCCCGGTTGGGGCAGGGCGAGTGGACCAGCCATGACCTGCGCAAGGTTGCCCGTACCGGTTGGGCAGACCTCGGCATTGACCACCTGGTCGGTGAACTGCTGATCAACCACGCGATGGGTCACAACGTGAAGGTGTACATCCAGTCGGACGTGATGGGCCGCAAGCGGGATGCCCTGGAGCAGTGGCATGCCCATCTAGACCAGAAGGGTTTTGCCCTGATTCACGGATTGACCGGCTTTAGATTCGGAGATTCCGGTAATGCGCTGGAAGCCGCAGAACACAAGGCCTGCGAGGCCATTCAAGAATCAACCATAGGCGAGGTTTAAAAATGATGAAAAAGCAGCATGGACCCGCCTTCCGCCGGGAGTTGAAGTTCATCGTTGAGTGCAACATTTGTCGAGGCACCGGAATTTTCACCGGTGTCTTCCACCAGATGACCTGCGAAAACTGTCACGCCTCGGGCTGGGTGTGTGGCCATACCCTGAAGACCTTGCCGCTTATCGATGTCGTGCAGGTGCTCAACGCAAGGCTGAGAGATGCGCTGGGGGAGATCGCTAGGGCGCGCAAGGTCATCGGTGGTGCCCATGAACAATACGAACAGAACAACCGTCGCGGTGCCGGCGGGTCGAATTTCACGGGGGATTGATCAATGGGCATCTATAAAGACGTGATGGGCACTCTGGTGCGCGTGCTGGCTGCCGACAACATCGACAACAGCACCAAGCAGTCCTGGCAGAAGCTGATCGACGCCGATCTGCGCCAAGGTGGCACTGGCAGCACGTTGTCACCTCGGGACAAGTTCGATTACGACTGCTGCCTTTATGCGCTCCTGCACCGCAAGCTTGAGCCGGCACAGTGGGACGTGCTGGTAGCGAAATATTCGACGCATAAGGCAAACAAGGTCGCCGCCATCGGCCGCCTGGTTACCCGTACGACTTCCCCGGCTCCGCAGCTGTTCATCTATAAGGCGCTCACGGCTTGGGCGATTCCGAAGCTGAAGGGTGTGCAGACCGGCAAGCGGTCCACCGACATGATCGTGCTGCCCGCTGAGTTCTACGACATGAACACGTGGGATCTGGCCGGCTCGCCAGAGCGCACTCGCCGTAATTGGCGCGGTGGCATTCACAAGCGGCTGGAGCAGTTGGAAGAGGCTGCCGTGATTCGGGCTACCGAAATTTTCGATCTGGAAGAAATCTTCGTAGACGCCGCTTGACCATGATGGCCGAATGGCCGTAAATTAACCCCATCATGTCGATCTTGCGCGTTATGAGAGGCGACACCAAAGCCCAGCCATCCGCTGGGCTTTTTCGTTTATGTGACCTGCCGAATGCTTTTGTGCGGGCTGCTGTAGGGATATGCTCCGGCTCCTACACAGATCAATCTAGGGAAGTCGCATGAAACGTAATTTTGACGCCGCACGGCAAATTCTTCTGGCTGTCCAGAGCAAGGCATGTACAGAGGGAATTGACCGGCTTCATTTAGAAGGGGTCGTCACTCGCGAGCTTGGTGTTGATCCGGACGATTACTTCTACAATTTTAAGCTTTTGGTCAACGACGGCTATTTGCTGCCAGAGCACGGCACTGTCCAGTTGACTTGGTCTGGCCATGATTTGTTAGACAGTCTCAGCCTCAACTAAACCCCCTGCTAAACATTGAGCCCCGCCATCGAGCGGGGCTTTTTCGTTTTCGGCTCCACCACACCCATTGCACCGAGCTGGGAGTGCTGTTGGGGCCGAACCTATCTCGCTCCCCGCAAGGGAGGATGCCGGATGTCACATATGCCAGAGAAGAACCCAGAAACCTGGCTCATTGTCATGGCCTGGCTTAGCCAGAACTCACCGATGCTTTATGCCGCTGCGCTGTCGTGCTGGATCGCCTTCTTGCGCGTCATCTACGGCGGTGGGGGGCGCCGACAAGCCGTGCTTGAGTCCTGCCTGTGTGGCGCGATCACAGCTGGGGCATTCCCGTTGCTCGAATACTTCAACCTCCCATCAAGCCTCGCGGCTGCTGTCGGCGCCTGCATCGGTACCCTCGGTGTGAAGAAGGTCGCCGCCCTGGCTGACCGATTCACTGACTTCAAATTGCCCAAGCGGCAGGAGTGACCCATGCAACTGATCGACAACTGGAAACAAGCGCTGAGCATGACCAGCGTTCAGGCGGGTGGCGCCATTGCTGCTCTGGGTATCGCTGAGCAACTGATGCCGCAACTGCAAGCCGTGCTGCCACCTGTGGCCTATGGCGTGCTGGGTCTCCTGGTGATGATTGCCCGGGTGATCTTGCAGCCGAAGTTGAGCAAGTAGTCCGCGGCACGTACCACGACTGGTGCAAAGAGGATGATGGAACATGTCGCGACTCAAAACTTTGCCACCTCGCATGAAGCAACTCGAGGGCAGATCCTTCGCCCTGCCAGTTGGACCCGAAGGTGAAGCAGGCTGGGGGGCAGGGCGAGGAGGGCGTCCTTGGCGCCGTAAGCGCGCTGCAATCCTTTTGCGTGATGAGTACACATGTCGGGCTTGTGGCTTGGTAACGCTTCAGCTGGAGGTGGATCACATCGTGAACCGCGCTCGGGGTGGGTCAGACGATGAAGAGAACCTTCAGGCGCTATGCATCCCGTGCCACAAGCTGAAGACCGCCGCCGAGGCTGCCGCAGGAGCCGGGCGAGCGTGAGTCGCGAGGCCCTACCTGCAATCGCGAATCGTTGTCGATTTCGGGTGCGGCACGCCAGTGCCCCACTCCCGAGGGAGGGGGCGGGTCAAAACCGTGGAAGGTTTAGCCTCGGTCACCACTCGCCCCCGCACGGACAGATTTTTTCCCCCACACAGGTTTTTGTTAATGGCGTTAACAACCAAGCAGCGTGCTTTTGTCGACGCTGTGAGGAGAGGTGCGTCCAACAAAGACGCAGCGATAGCCGCAGGATATGCGGCCTCCAGCGCTTCGGTGGCCGGTTCACGATTGGCCAAACACCCGAACGTTCTCGCCGCATTGGCCTCTTCACCCATTAACAAAAATGTTAAAGCCGGCCCCAAGCCGGTCAATGAAAAACCGCCGGCCGAGGACCTAGCCCGGGGTGATGCCGAATCCTCCTTCGACTTTTCCAAGGCGATGACATTCACCGATCCAAAAGCATTCTTGATCGCGACCATGAACGACTACGACGCGGACGCGAAGCTTCGGGTCGACGCAGCGAAAGCGCTCATGCCGTTCATTCATCCGCGTAAAGGTGAAGGCGGCAAAAAAGAAGAAAAGGAAGATGCCGCGAAGAAGGCTGCCAAAGGCAAGTTCGGCGCTGCACCTCCACCCCCAACTCATTTGCGATCGGTGAAATAAGTGAACGAACCCACCTGGGACACAGCGTGCCCAGACTGGGAATCGCGAATCATCCATCGACAATCGCTGGTTCCGTTTCCGCCTCTGTTTCCAGATGAGGCGGCTGCGTGCATGCAGGTCCTAAATGACCTGCGGATTGTCGACGCACCGGGTAGCCCGCTGATTGGCGAATCCTGTGCGCCGTGGATCAGTGACCTGGCCGGCGCTATTTTCGGTGCCTACAACTCCAATACCGGCGAGCGGCTGATTCAGGAGTTCTTTCTCCTTATCAGCAAGAAGAACGCAAAGAGCACCATCGCTGCTGCGATCATGCTCACGGTGCTGATCCGGAACTGGCGCCAGTCAGCCGAGTTCATCATCTTGGCGCCGACGATCGAGGTGGCGAACAACGCCTACGCGCCGGCCCGCGACATGGTCAAACATGACGAAGAGCTGTCGGCACTGCTGCATGTGCAGGATCACGTTCGCACGATCACGCACCGCGAGTCCGGCGCCACGCTGAAGGTAGTAGCCGCTGATCAAAACACTGTCGGTGGGAAGAAGGCCGCTGTCGTCCTGGTCGACGAGCTTCACTTGTTCGGCAAGAACCCGCACGCGGCCAACATGCTGCGTGAAGCCACCGGTGGGCTCGCGTCTAGGCCCGAAGGGTTCGTGATCTATCTCACGACACAGTCTGACCAGCCCCCGGCGGGCGTGTTTCGCGAAAAGCTCCTGTACGCCCGGGGCGTGCGTGACGGCACGATTGTCGATCCGAACTTCCTGCCGGTGATCTACGAGTTTCCGAAAAAGATCCTTGAGGCTGATGATCACCGCAAGTCCGAGAATTTCTACATCACCAACCCGAACATGGGGTACTCGGTTAGCGAGAAATTCCTGATCCGTGAAATGAAAAAGGCGGAGGAGGCCGGTGAGGCTGAAATACTGGGCTTTATGTCCAAGCATCTCAACGTCGAGATCGGACTCGCGTTGCGCTCCGATCGGTGGGCAGGCGCTGATTACTGGGTCGGCGCAGCTGAAAAGAAGCTCACCCTCGATGACGTAATTGCCCGATGCGACGTCATCGACATCGGGATCGATGGTGGTGGCCTGGACGACTTGCTGGGCTTTGCCGCGGTGGGCCGGGACAAACGAACTCGTGACTGGTTGGTTTGGACTCACGCCTGGGCGCATCCCTCGGTGCTCGAGCGAAGAAAGGCAGAAGCCCCTCGGTTTCACGATTTTGAGAAAGACGGCGACCTGACCCTGTCAAAGCGAATCGGCGATGACGTGCTTGAGGTGGCTGACCTGGTTGAACAGGTGGAAGAGTCGGGCTTGCTGGACAAGGTCGGGGTCGACCCTGTGGGTATTGGTGCGATCTATGACGCGATGATTGAGCGCGAAATTCCCCCGGAAAAAATTGTTGCCATCAGCCAGGGCTGGAAGCTCGGCGGGGCGGTCAAGACGGCGGAACGCAAGCTCGCCGAAGGCGGGATGAAGCACGGTGGCCAACCCATGATGGCCTGGTGTGTCAGCAATGCGAAAGTCGAGCCGCGCGCGAACTCAATCCTGATCACCAAGCAAGCCAGTGGCTCGGCCAAGATCGATCCCTTGATGGCTCTATTCAACGCGGTGACCTTGATTTCTCTGAACCCCGAAGGCCGGGGTAACGATGACTTCATGGCCGCCATTAGGAACCCGATCATCGTATGAACCCATTGCACGTATTCATTCTGCTCGCGCTGTGCGGGTTCGGTTCGGCCGTTGCAGGCGTTTACGTTCTGCAAGGCTTGGG